TAACAATTAAGCAGACAAGTGCTGCAATTAGCGCAACTAACCCAGAGTTTCAAACTACAGTGCTTGTAAATAACACACAGGATGTAAATGGCGCAGTAGGCGACATCAGCACACAGTCAATCACATTTACCTGCCAAAGTGTTATCGTAGTAGACGTAACAGTATAAGGAGTAATAATGGCAAAGCTAAAGATAACAAGGGCTAATGGCGAAGTATCTGAACACAAGATTACGCCAGGTGTCGAGTACGCTTTTGAGCTAAAGTACGGATCAGGAATTAGTAAAGTCCTACGTGATCATGAACGGCAGACCGAGATTTATTGGCTTGCATGGGAGTGTTTACGTAGGGCTAACGTTACAGTACCTTTATTTGGCATTGAGTTTATAGATTTATTAGATGTAGTAGAGGTACTTGACGAAGAAAAAAAATAGTCGGGCGTGATTCTATTTTCTACAGTATTGCTCAATTAGCTGTAGAGACTGGAATACCGCCTAGCGAGTTTAGAGACATGGATACGCAGATGTATCGGGCTATCATCCAAGTATTAACAGATAGAGCTAAGGAGATCCGAAATGCCAGCAAAGGTCGTAGGCGTTGATGATGTGCTAAAGGGTCTTAGCTTTATCAACGAAGACATGTACGCTCGCATCAAGGATGCTGTGAGACCTGCCATGTTAGGTGTGGAAGCTAAAGCCAAAGGTTTCGTACCTAGTAACAGCGAGGTATTATCGGGCTGGACAAAACCGATATCATCTTCTGTAAATTACCGACCATTTCCAAAATATGATGCCGCTAATGTAAAAGGTGGCATAGGCTTCAAAGAAGGCAGCAATCGCATATTTGCCAATGGCTTTCAAGTAGAAAGTTATGTGTACAACATAAGCGCAGCTGGTCGTATTTATGAAACTGCAGGCAGACTAAACCCAGAAGGGCGAGCGCCTGTTATGAGTACAGCATTAAGAGAGTTTGGTAGCGTGCAAGGATATTCTGGTAGCAAGGGTGGTAAAAAACGATCTACTAAAGATTACAATTCTAATAACCCATTTGCGGGATATCAATTTGTAAGCCCGTTAGAAAAAGTAACATCACAGCCAAAAATTAAAGGTGTGCGATCACCTGGGCGCAAAGGTAAAGGCCGTTTGATCTACAAAGCCTGGGCGCAAGAAAGTCCTACAGTTTATTATGTAATAGTAAAAGCAATTAACTCTACAGCTATAAATTTTAACAAATCTACAGAGATTAAGAAGGCTGCATAGTGGCCAATGTAGTCGTATCGGCATTAGCCACTTGGAATGGCAGAGCCTTAAAAAAAGCAAAAACAGATGTAGATGTATTTAATAAACAATTAAAAAATCTAGCACGTACTTTTGGTATTACATTTAGTGCTGCAGCGGTAGTAAGTTTTAGTAAGAAAGCAGTAAAAGCTTTTGCAGAAGATGAGGCAGCAGCTAAATCACTGGCTACACAGCTTACAAATACTGGCAACGCTTTTAGAGTGTCGGAAGTAGAAGAATACATAAAGGCATTAGAAAAAACTTTTGCAATACTTACAGATTTACGTGCGCCATTCCAGACATTGTTAAACGTTACTGGCTCAGTTGATTTAGCACAACGATCATTAAGATCAGCATTAGATATAAGCGCAGGCACAGGTGCAAGTTTAGAAGAAGTAGTAACAGCGCTAGCGGCTGGTATTAGAGGTCAAACAAAAGGCATTACAGCCCTTAATACGGGCATAGATAAAAACATAATTGCTACAGGCGACATGAATCAGATCATGGCCGAGTTAGAAAAAAAGTTTACAGGTCAAGCAGCAGCCAGATTAGACACTTACGCTGGCAAGATGGATGCACTACGCAAGAGCGCAGATGAATCAACAAAGATTATAGGCACAGGTCTAGTAGATGCTTTAACTATATTGAGTAAAGATGACAGCATACAAGGTTTATCAGACGACATGGAAAACTTTGCACTAAATATAGCTTTTGCTACAACTAATCTAGCAAAATTAATAGATAAATTAGGAGCAGTTACAAGTAGCGCATCGTTTAAGCCCGCTTTGTTATTACTAGGTGCTGCAGGTTCTGTACTTACGGGCAACCCTCTTGCATTCTTAGCTGCCTTTGGTGCTGTAGGTGCTATGGGTGTTGCTAGTGCATTAACTACAGATTTTTCAGGTAAAAACAAATCTTTGCAATCGGCAAATGAGAGAGAAAATCGTCTAGGATTAAAGTTTGCAAAAGAGTATAATTTTTACAAAAAAGAAGAAGTTAAACAATTAAAAGCAAAGACCGAAATAGACAAACTTAAAGACAAGTTTGACCTAGAGCGCATAGGACTTAACGCAGCGCTTAACGCCGCAACCGATGAAGAAACTAAATTACGCATCAGGGCGCAACTTGCAATACTAGATAATAATGAGGCGCTGGCTAAGAAGTACAACGCAGAGCTAGAAGCGGCTGTATCTGTAAACAAACTAGCCTTAGCTGCCAACACTGCTGCTACATTCTTAGATGTATTGGCCAGTAGGCCTAACCCTTTATTTACTTCTACAGGTGAGATGACAGCACGTGGCCGTAATCAAATAGCACCATTTGAAGGATCTACTACATACACAGTGCCACAAGGTGTAACTAATCAAGCACCTACGGCTGCTGCTGGCGCTGCTGCATCTACTCCTACACAGGCCACATTAGAAATAGCGCCTAATGCAAGTGCTGATCGATTAGTCCAGGCTATTGCAGAGACAGTGAGAGTTAATCTCAAATATGGTAACAAGTTACTGCCTGCTGGCGGTCTTGAATAATGCCAGTACCTACAGTCAATGCAGTAATCAACTTTAGCACTGGGCCATCTTTTGCACAGGCAATGATATTAGACACTGGCTTACTAGACGTAAACGTATTAGCAGATTCTACAGCTGTAATTGTTGACGTATCTAACCAGGTAGATTTTATACAGACTGCTAGAGGGCGCAGTGCTTTAGCAGATCAATTTCAAACAGGCACACTTACTTTACGCATAGTAGATCAAAATGGCGACTTCAACCCTACTAATACTTCTGGGCCTTATTACACTTTGCTAACACCGATGAAAAAGGTGCAAATTACTGCAACTTACGGTGCTAACACTTACAGTCTATTTTCTGGCTTTATCACCTCATACGTTAATACACAGCCCAAAGATGCTACAGAAGTGGCCTATACAACCATACAAGCTGTAGATGCGTTTAGGCTTGCGCAGAATGCACAGATAAGTACAGTTACAGGTGCTACGGCTGGCGACTTATCAGGCACACGCATCAATCAAATACTAGACCAGATTGACTGGCCATCAACTGCACGTGATATAGATGCAGGTCTAACTACTTTACAGGCTGATCCTGGCACACCACGCACTTCCCTTAACGCCTTGCAAACTGTTACAGATTCCGAGTATGGCGCATTCTATGTAGATACTAATGGCGAGTTTGTATTTCAAGATAGGGCAGTAACGGCTGGATCAATAGGTGGCACAGTTACTACATTTAACGATGACGGCACTGGCATACCTTATGCCAACGCTAATTGGAAACTAGACGATACCCTTATATTTAACTCAGCACAGATCAGCAGGTTAGGTGGCTCACCACAGACCGCCATCAATCAGGACTCTATAGACAAGTATTTTATACACAGTTACAACCTGCAGGACTTACTAATGCAAACCGATGCCGTAGCCTTAGATTATGCGCAGGCTTACGTTGCTAGTAGAGCTGAGACAGAAGTACGTTGCGATGGCATAGAGCTAGACTTATACACGCCTAACTACAATGCAGGCATTATTGCAGCATTAGAGCTTGACTTCTTTGACCCTATACAGGTCGTGACTACACAGCCAGGTGGCTCAACACTTGACCGCACCCTACAAATCTTTGGCGTATCTAACACCATAACACCTAACAGTTTTAAGGTTTTCTTTACAACCTTAGAGCCAGTTATAGATGCGCTGATTCTAAATAACAATATCTACGGCACTTTAGACTATAATGTGCTTAGTTACTAAGGAGAATAATGGCTAAACAAACCTTTACCACTGGGCAGGTACTTACAGCTGCACAGATGACAAGTCTGCAACAGACTGCTATGGGTGGCGGATCAGCTACGGCTAAAACTGCATCTTATGTATTAGTAGCTGCAGATGCAGGTACAACTGTAATAATGAATGCTGCAGGTGCTACAACAATTACTGTAAATACAAGTTTATTTTCTGCTGGCGATACAGTATTTATACAAAATATTGGGGCAGGTACTTGCACTATTACTGCTGGTACTGCCACAGTAAATACAGCATCGTCTTTGGCTTTAGCGCAGTATGACAGTGGTAGTTTGTATTTCACTGCTACGAGTGCATCTATATTTAGTAAGGCAGATGGGGCTTCTGCTGGCGGCGGTGGAAAGGTATTGCAGGTTGTTCAAGGAACTACATCAACCGTAACAACTATTTCAACATCAACTTTAACGGATACTGGATTGACCGCAACAATAACTCCATCTTTAGCAACTTCTAAAATTTTAGTTTTAGCATCTCAACTTGCTTATATTTATGACCCTGTTAGTGGCGGAACAATTGCTGCTACCGGTAATTATTCTTTATTGAGAGGTGCAACAAATATTTTAGATAATAGTACCGCTTTTTCATTTGGTGCGGAATTTGCCACAATGCCTGGAGGTTCATCTGGAGAAATTTCTACAATAATTAGTGTAAATTATTTAGACAGTCCATCAACAACTTCTGCGACAACTTACAAATTACAGGCTCGCCTTTATCAAGGAACTGACATCGTTTGTCAAAGAAGTGGTAATACATCAACAATTATTTTATTAGAAATTGGTGCATAATGAATTATTTATCAAGTGCTATTCGCAAATTAAAACCAACCGCTGAGTTTTCTTATTCTGATGGTGATTATTCAACAATTAAATGGGATGTATTAGAAGGTAAAGCACCAACTCAAAAAGAAATTGATGAGGCTATTGAGCAGATAAAGGCTGATGAAATAGCCGAAGCCGAATCAAGGGCAACTGCTAAGGCTGCATTACTTAAGCGTTTAGGCATAACCGCTGACGAGGCTAAATTACTCCTAGCATAATCTTGAGGAATTGTGCGGATGAGACCTAAACTATGTGCAGCTGGTGTGCAGTTAAGAGATCAAATTGATACGTGGTTTCCAGTTAGGCGTACTGCCAGTGATGGGTGGGTGGGCGATAGTCGCCATGCCACCAGAAAATCAGATCATAATCCAGATGAGCAGGGGTGGGTCAGAGCCATTGATATTGATTCTCGCTTGGGTGAGCCAGAGGGGATCGCAGCTTATCTGGCTGACCAAATCAAACAATGTGCGAAAACCGATAAACGTTTATCATACGTCATCTTCTCGCACCACATCGCTTCTAAACTCTTAAACTACAAATGGCGCAGATACAAAGGCATTAACCCACACACAAAACACATACACATTAGTTTTACTAAAGCAGGAGATACAGACGGCAGACCGTTTGACATACCACTAATAGGAGGCAAGATATGAAGATAAGTAAGAAACAAAAGGCAATACTAAAATCCTACGCACGTGGCGTATTAGTATCTTTGTTAACATTTTTAGCAAGTAATGAATTAGGTTTAGACCCAGCGCTGTCTGTAATTGTTGCAGCACTCGCAGGGCCAGCAGCTAGGGCTTTAGACAAATCCGACAGTGCCTACGGCATCGGTGCAGATGAAGCATGACACTTCAAGAATGGGCTGGCTTTGGCGCTGGCATTATCGCAGTGCTATCAGGCGGTCTCATCGGATTACGTTTTATAGTTAAAGGCTGGCTTAACGAGTTACGGCCTAATGGTGGACTTAGCATGAAAGATCAGTTAACAAGATTAGAGAAGCGTGTTGATGATCTGTTTATTGCAATAGGTAAGGGATGATTTAATTATGGCTAACACACGCAAACGCAAGAAACCTGTCAGACGTAGAATACGTAAGATGGCTGAGCCATTAAGTAAATTAGATCAGCATTATATTGCCTTGCATTCATGCTATAAGGCTGCTATTGCTGCAGGCTTTACAGCTGAACGTGCATTCTGGTTACTTACAGATCAGCGCACACTGCCAGACTGGATCACTGGCAAAGACGGCATCATCCCTGTAATTGATCCTTATGACGATGAGGATGACGATTAAGCGGTGGCTAGTAATATCAGATTTACAAATCCCATACCATCATGAGCAGGCAGTTAAGAACGTCATCAAGCTGGCAAGACGTGAGAAGTTTGATGAGGTTTTATGTGTTGGGGATGAGATTGACTTCCAGACGATTAGCAAGTGGGCCGATGGCACACCTTTGGCTTATAGTCAGACTCTCAACGAGGATCGTGCAGCTTGTCAAGATATCTTATGGGATCTTACCGAGTACAGCGCAAAGGCTAGTGTTATCCGCAGTAATCATACTGATCGCCTTTATAGCACTTTACTAAAAGCACCAGGCCTAATCGGATTACCAGAGCTGCAATACCCTAAATTCATGGACTTTGCTAGCATGGGCATTGACTACTACAAGACGGCCTATGAGTTCCATCCTGGCTGGGTCTTAGCACATGGCGATGAAGGCAACATGAGCCAACACGCAGGCATTACAGCCCTCAACCTGGCTAAGAAGTGGGGTAAATCTGTTGTTTGTGGTCACAGCCATAGACTAGGCATGAGTGCCTATACAGAGGCCATAGGAAGCCACCAGAGGACTTTGTTTGGCATAGAGGTAGGTAATCTAATGGAAAGAAAAAAAGCCTCCTATTTACGGTATTCTGCTGCAAATTGGGCTATGGGGGTGGTAGTCTTGGAATCTGTAGGAAAGACACTGACACCAACGTTAGTGCCTATTGACAAGGATGGCTCATTTACAGCTCTCGGGCGGTATTACGGGTAACATCGTTACCTAATCGTTATACAAACTACGCCCTAAACAATCCACAAAGTCATACACAAGTGCAACACTGTTGCCATGCCACAAAATATGTAGGCATAGATAGGGCTATATGGTAACGGTAGATGTATTTTACGCAGTGTGTTATGCACTGTTAATTGCAGGTGTGATCGGTTGGTACATTGAGCATGTAAAAGAGAATGCGGCACAGCTGCATTATTGGCGTGGTCGCAAGGATGGCTGGGATTTACACCGCAGAATGATTAACAACAAAGCCAAGACCGATGAGGTATTTGACTATGACAAGCAGAATTGAGCTGCTAGATGAGTGCGCTCGCATCTTGTCCGACAGAGGGGCTATTTACGGAAGCAGTCAAAGCAATCACGAACGCATCTCAGAATTGTGGTCTGCTTATTATGGAAATTACATATCGCCAATGCAAGTTAGTCTCATGCAACTGCTTGTTAAAGTCAGCAGGCTCGCAGAAACTACAAATCACAAAGATAGTATTAAAGACATCATTGGCTACGCAGCCATCTACCAAGAACTCGCAGACAACTACGACAAAGAGTACGGAGTAGATGATGGCATTTAACTTGGCAGATTACGAAACAGTCGAGAGCCGACTAGAAAAATATTGGAAGGATTACCCAGATGGAAGAGTGGCAACAAAGATTGAGCAGGCCAGCGACACTAGATACATTGTTAGTGCTGAACTATTTAAGAAAAGCACCGATGACAAGCCGTTCACGACCGGGCTTGCTAGTGAGAGCGTTAGTGATAGGGGTGTTAATTCAACTTCTGCACTGGAGAATGCTGAGACTTCAGCGATCGGCAGAGCGCTTGCAAACGCAGGTTATGCAGCTAAGGGTAAAAGGGCTAGCAGAGAAGAGATGACAAAGGTTGCAGATGCAACTAATTACTCACCGCTTGGCTCACGTGCTAGAGCTGTAGAAGATGTCATACGTGCATCTTTTGCAGCTGATAAGAAAGAGCCAACAGTGTGGTCAGTAGGTGATGTCAGTAATGTAATACCGTTTGCACCACCAGCTGCACAAAGCTG